CTGGAAAAGGCACAAGCAATTATGTAGTGTTTGACCCATCTACAGTCAAGATACTAGAAAAGAACGATATTCCTGTTAGTAGAAAAGAACTATTACAACAAGAATTTGATAAGCTGGATAAATGACATATAATTAACCTATCTTAATCTCTAAAACAATTGAGTATGGATATGGCAGAAACTACTGTAGTTAAAACTAGAAAGAAGGCAGGCGGTCGTGTCGCAGGTACGCCTAATAAGTCAACAGCGAAGGCTAGAGAAGCGATTGCAGCGTTCGTTGATGGTAACGCACACCAATTGCAAACGTGGTTAGAACAGATTGCTATGGACGATAAGTACGGGCCAAAGACAGCGTTTGACTGTTTCATGGCTGTAGCTGAGTACCACGTTCCTAAGCTCGCAAGACAAGAACACGTTGGCGCAGACAATGGCCCTATCGAACTGGTGGTCAAGTGGCAAGACGAGAAGTAGTCTTACCGTATAGCCCTCGTAAAGCGTTCAGACCGTTTCACTCACGCACAGAGCGTTGGGCTTGCTTAGTTGCTCATAGACGAGCTGGTAAAACTGTCGCTGCAATTAACGACATTGTCCGTGCTGCGTTGATGAGCAAAGACGAATACCCGCTTTATGCGTACATAGCGCCCTATCGCTCACAGGCTAAGTCTGTCGCATGGGACTACCTAAAACATTTTGCAGAACCTGTGCTTAAAAGCTCAAATGAGGCTGAATTGACAGTCGAGCTAGTGACAGGCGCAAAGATACGTTTATTCGGTGCTGACAACGCAGACGCTATGCGAGGATTAGGCTTCTCAGGCGTGTTTATGGATGAATACGGTGACTTTAGACCTAGCGTCTGGGGTAACGTCATTCGTCCTACTTTGTCTGACAAACAGGGCTGGGCAGTGTTTGCTGGCACACCAAAGGGAAAGAACCAGTTTTGGCAAATATATGACCAAGCCAACAGAAGCGATGGCGAATGGTTTTGCTTAAAGCTCACAGCGTCAGAATCAGGGTTGTTGCCTACCACTGAGCTAAATGCTGCAAAAGCGCAAATCTCTGAAGATCAATACTTGCAGGAGTACGAATGCTCGTTTGAAGCGTCAATTCTTGGTGCTTACTACGGCACAGACCTGCGACAAGCTGAGGACGATGGGCGCATCACAAACGTACCGTATGACCCACACCTACCAGTGCATACAGCTTGGGACTTAGGCTACCGTGATGACACTGCTATCTGGTGGTATCAAGTAGTGCGAAATGAAATACATTTAATCGACTTTTTTGCTATTTCCGGTGCTAATATTGATGAAATTGCGAAAATAATCAAAGAAAAGCCCTATAAGTACGGAAAACACCAACTTCCGCATGATGCAAGAGCTAAAACTCTAGCAGCGCAGGGCAAGTCGGTTATTGAGCAATTAGCTGAACATCTTGGTATCAACAACATGGCAATCGTGCCAGACTTGGGCGTACAAGATGGGATTCAAGCAGTACGGCAATGCCTTCCTATGTGTTGGTTCGACAAGACTAAATGCTCGGATGGACTTGAAGCTCTGAGACAGTATCAAAGGGAATACGACGAGGATAAGAAGGCGTTTAGGGCTAGTCCAAGACATGACTGGACATCACACCCAGCAGACGCTTTTAGGATGATGGCTGTAGCTTGGAGGTTAGAACCTAAAGTGAAAGCGCCTGACGTTGTGAAACCGTTGATGGTTGGCCCGGAGAACACGGTAACTTTAAATGATATGTGGGCAACCCACACAACAACTCGGAGTAAAAGATTATGAGCGGTGTGCAGCGTGGTTATGGATACCAGTACGAAACAGTCGCAGCAAGTCAATCACTTCAAATGCTTGGCGGCTCAGGCGCAGCAGGTGATTATCTGCATCGTCTCATCGTTACTGTAAACACAGCAGCGACTTCAGGCGTGACTATCACTGATGGCGCAGTCAACATTGCTATTGTTCCAGCTAACGTAGCTTCAGGCGTTGGCGTAATTGACATCGAGCTAAACATGGCTTCTCTCACATCAGGTTGGAAAGTCACCACAGGCGCAGGTGTATCAGTCGTTGCGGTTGGACTATTCAGCTAAGAGGTTCTAAATGGAAGCTCTGACAGGCATTCAAAAATATCTGAACATCATTGGTCAATACGACAATGAGTTCAAGAAGTGGGAAGCTCGCACACAGAAGATAGTTAAACGCTATCGTGATGACAACCGCAACCAAAACACAAACGAGACAGCAAAGTTCAACATTCTGTGGTCTAACGTACAGACGCTGATTCCTGCTGTTTACGCTCGTTTGCCAAAGGCTGCGGTATCTCGTCGCTTCGGTGACAATGACCCAGTTGGGCGTGTTGCTTCGCAGCTTATTGAACGCTCGTTAGACTTCGAGATTGAGCATTACACAGACTTCCGTAGCGCAATGCGTCACGCTGTTGAGGATAGATTCCTCGGTGGGCGTGGTGTCGCATGGGTACGGTACGAACCGCACGTTGTCGCTCAAGATATGCCTGAAGATGGCTATCAGATTACTGAAGATGTAGACAAACAGACGGGTACGGGCGCAGGTAACGAAGGCAATGTCAGTACGCTCGATGGTAGCGCTGGCATGGACGCTGAACCACAGGAAGAAATTGAGTACGAGTGCGCTCCTACTGATTACGTCCATTGGAAAGACTTTGGACACTCAATTGCTCGCACATGGGAAGAAGTTACCCAAGTCTGGCGCTGGGTGTACATGACTCGTGAAGCGCTGATTGAGCGATTTGGCGAGGAAGTGGGCAACAAGATACCGCTAGATGCGGGGCCAGAAACCAACAAACAGTACGGTCAAAACAACCGTGACTTTACACGAGCAAAAATCTGCGAATTGTGGGACTTGGAGACGGAAAAGGTTTACTGGCTGAGCAAGAACGTCGGTCAAATCATTGACGAGCGTGATGACCCTCTGCAATTAGAGCAATTCTTTCCTTGTGCCAAGCCACTGTACGCAACGATGACGAGCGATACGCTTATCCCTGTTGCTGACTTTGTGCTGTATCAGGATCAAGCGCAAGAGCTAGACATCTTGACAGACAGGATTGACGGTCTAGTCAAAGCTCTGCGTATTCGTGGCGTGTATGACGCATCACAACCAGCTTTACAGCGTCTGCTAACCGAAGGTGACAACAACACGTTGATACCTGTGGATAAGTGGATGGGCTTTAGCGAGAAAGGCGGTCTGAAAGGCTCAATTGACATACTTCCGATTGACCAGATTGCTAACGCATTGATTCAATGTTATCGGGCACGAGACGAGATCAAGGGGCAAATCTATGAAATCACGGGTATTTCAGACATTGTGCGTGGTCAAACTGCGGCAAGCGAAACAGCGACAGCCCAGCAAATCAAGGGACAGTACGCAGGTCTACGACTTCGCTCCATGCAGGAGGACGTTGCACTTTTCGCCTCATCGTTAATTCGTCTGAAAGCACAGATCATTTGCTCTAAGTTCCAGCCGCAAACAATCATCCAGTACGCTGCTGCGGAACAGATGAGCGATGCAGACAAACAGCTTGTGCCTGAAGCGTTGATGCTGATTAAAGACAAAGTGTTGCGTAACTTCAGGATTGAAGTCGCAGCAGACAGTCTTGTGCAGATTGACGAGAACCAGAACAAGCGTGACAGGGTTGAGTTTTTGCAAGCTATGGGTGGCTTCTTGTCGCAAGCGTTGCCAATGGGTCAGCAAGCACCTGAGCTTGTGCCTATGCTGATTGACATGGTTAAGTTTGGGATGTCTGCATACAAGCAAGCAACACCGATTGAAGGCACGATAGATCAAGCGCTTGAGCAGATGAAACAAAAACAAGCAATGGCAGCACAACAGCCGCCACAGCCTGATCCAGAGATGCTAAAGATGCAAGCAGATCAACAGCGTGAGCAAGCTAGAACTGAGGCTGATATGCAAATCGAACAAGTCAAGATGCAAAGCGAAGCAGCGTTAGAGAAGCAAAAGCAAGACTTCGAAGCGTGGAAAGTTCAGTTTGAAGCGCAAAACAAGCTCAACCTTGCTCGCATTGCTGCAAACCCCGGCGTTGATGTTCCCCTGCTTGAAGCTCAAGAGCTACAGTCTAAGCAAATGGTTCAGCAACTTGGTGCAAGCCTAAATGACGCTATCAATCGTATGGGTCAATTGCATGAAGGCATGATGCAGATGCAAGCACAGACAATGCAACAGATTGAGGGCGTAAGAAACGCTGCAACAGCACCTAAACGTGTCATTCGTGGCGCAGACGGTAAGGTTATTGGTGTCGAGGTTGTGCAATGACGCTCTACTATTCGAACGCTACACGACACGCTCAAAATGAGGGGTTAATCACCTATGTTGCAACGAATTCGCAATTCAATCTCTACAGCGGTACACAACCTGCAAATGCTAATACAGCGATTACGACGCAAGTTCTTCTCGTAAGTATGCCGATAGCAGGTGTGTTTGGTACTGACACAAACGGTACGCTGACACTGGGGGCGGTAACGCAGACAAACGCAGCAGCATCAGGCACTGCGAGCTTCTTTCGCATATTCAAGTCTGATAACTCTGTCGTAATGGACGGTTCTGTAGGTTTGTCTGGCGCAGATTTGATATTGAACAGCGTTGACATTGTTGCTGGTCAAAGCGTAGACATCACAGCAGGTACGATTATTCGGGGTAACGCATGACAGTCACCGTAAAGCACCCATTTGTAAGCGCTATCCCTGATTCTGCGGATACGAGCTTAGTCCGTCCTAGTAATTGGAACGCTGACCACACTATCATCGGTCTGGGTACGGCAGCAGAGAAAGACGTAGGCGTTGCTAACGGTGTCGCTTCTCTTGATTCTGGCGGCAAAGTACCCGTTTCTGAGCTTCCTGCGGCTGTCTTGGGGGCGCTAAGCTATCAAGGCACATGGAACGCATCAACGAACACACCAACGCTCGCTTCTGGTGTCGGCACAAAAGGCTATTACTACGTTGTGAGCGTTGCCGGGTCTACAAACCTTGACGGGATTACTGACTGGAAGATTGGCGATTGGGCTGTTTATAACGGCACAGCGTGGCAAAAGGTCGATAACACTGAATCGGTGGTGTCGGTCAACGGTCAAACTGGCGTTGTTGTTTTAGCTGTCGGTGACATCAGCGGCGCAGCAAACGCACCGACAAACACCAACATCACTTCAATGACAGGCGTGACAGGTGGCATCAGTTCGCCTGATTACATTCAATTTGACACAGCGTATGCAACAACGCTAACTGCTGGTCAGCTCGGCTGGGATGGCAACAACACGCTAGGCATTGGCATGGCTGGTGGCCACGTAATTCAACACATTGGTGAAGATCAGTTCTTTTATTGCAAAGCAACATCAGCAATAACAAAGGGTCAAGTCGTGATGTTCACAGGCGCAGTCGGCGCTAGTGGCGTACCAACTGGCGCACCAGCTACAGGCATTGCTGATGGCTCTTACATCATGGGCGTGGCTGCTGAAACCATTGCACTTAACGATTTTGGTCTAATTCAGACATTTGGAACGCTGCGTAACGTCAATACATCAACATATGTTGATGGTGAGATTCTTTGGTACAACCCTGCGGTTACAGGCGGTTTGACAGCTACAAAACCAAGTGCGCCGAATGTCAAAGTGCAAATGGCTGCTGTAATCAATGGCGGCTCAAGCGGTGGCGGCACGATACTGATTCGCATTAACCCCGGCTCGCAACTCGGTGGCACAGACTCAAACGTACAGATTGGCACACCAATAAGCGGCAATACTTTAATTTATGACGCTGCTGTAGGATATTGGAAAAACGCTAATTTAAGCGCTGGCACAGGCATTTCTGTTACTAATGGCGCAGGGTCAATTACGGTTGCTAACACAGCGCCAGACCAAACTGTTGCCTTGACTGCTGGCACAGGCATCAGCGTTTCAGGCACATACCCTAGCTTTACAGTTACAAACACTAGCCCATCGAGCGGTGGCACAGTCACAGCGGTCACAGGCACAGCGCCAGTTGTATCTTCTGGCGGCACAACTCCTGCAATCTCAATGGCTGCGGCTACAAGCTCAGTTAACGGGTATCTGACAAGCGCAGACTGGACTACGTTTAACAACAAAGGCTCAGGCTCTGTCACTAGCGTTGCTGCGTCTGTACCGTCATTTTTAAGTGTTGCAGGCTCGCCAATTACGACTTCTGGCACGTTAGCGATTAGCTACTCAGGCATAGCATTGCCTGTTGCTAACGGCGGCACAGGCGTAACTTCTGTCGGCACAGCAGGAAACGTGCTGACATCAAACGGCACAGCTTGGGTTAGTTCAGCGCCAGTTAGCAGCAACATCACAGCGCAAGGCTTGTTTGAGAACGCCAACACAATCTCTGCAAACTACACAATCGGCACAAATAACAACGCTGTGAGTGCAGGGCCAATCACCGTAGCGTCAGGTGTCACCGTCACAGTCCCATCAGGTAGCGTCTGGACTATCGTATGACAGCAGCTTTTCAGCTCAATGCGTTTCAACCTAATGCGTTTCAGACGCTCACGATTACTGGCGTACTGAGCGCAACAGACCAAAACGACTCAGGCTCGTTCACCGGGGTTGTGCAGGTTGCACCGATAGTCGTGATGGATATGCACGACGGTGGGCCGAAGAAACGCAAGAAAGAAGCCGCCAAACGCAAACAACGCAGAGACGAGATTATTGCTCTGTTTGAACACTTGGTTGAGGGTAAACCCCTAGTCGCTGAAGAAATAGCCGCACCCTTCATTAAGGAAGCTACAATAAGCGAACTAAAGTCGATAGATTTTATCAATACTATTGACTTTGATGCGTTGATGGCTGACTTAGCAAGAGTTCAGCAAATCTATGACGCTTACATTGAAATGGACGATGAGGAGGTTCTTGCTCTGCTATGAGAAAGACTTACGTTTATGTGGATGGCAAACTGGTCGAGAAAGGTTCGGATGAACACCTTGACAAGTTATATGGCCCGTTCGTGATGCCTGACATCAAGCCCTATCAAAGCATGATTGACGGTTCGATGATTACGAGCCGCTCAAGGCATCGTGAACACCTGCAAGCACATGGCTGCATCGAAGTGGGCAACGAAAAGATGGAAACCAAATATACGCCAATCTCGCAGGATAGCCGACGAGATGTCTTGCGCCAACAGCTTGGCAACATGACGCACAAAGAAGCACAGCGAATTTTGACCGATATACGCAGAAAATTTACTTGAGGGAGTATCTATGAGCGACGAACAGCTAGACCGAAAAGAACTTTTGATGCAGCAATTTGAAGCTGCGGAAGATGCACAACCTGTAGTGGACATTACACCTGCTACGCCAGTTTCGGCTGAACCTGCGCCAGAACCGCCAGTTTGGGAGCGTCCCCCTGCATCGTGGAAGAAAGACTATCACGAGGTCTGGACAACGGCTGACCCAAAGCTCAAAGAATACGCTTGGCAACGTGAAGAAGAAATGAAGAAAGGGGTCGAACCCTTGCTTTCTAAGGCTCAATTTGCTGACCAGATTCAGCAAGCAATTGAACCGTACCAAAACAACCTGCGAACACTAGGTATTGCGCCCCCACAAGCGATTAAAGCGCTGATGGATGCTGACAATGTTCTGCGTCACGGAACACCCCAGCAGAAAGCGCAAATGTTTTCTACTCTTTCGCAACAATATGGTGTAAATTTAGGGGAAATCAGCAATCTGCAACAACAGCCTGTTGATCCCACTGTGTCGATGCTTCAGAACGAGCTTTATAGCGTCCGAAATGAAGTAATGACATGGAAACAGCAGCAAGAAGCAGCACAAAACCAAGCTCTTTTAGGCGAAATTAATACTTTTGCTGAGAAAGCTGAGTTTTTTGAGGATGCCCGTCCGACGATGATCCAGCTCCTGAACTCAGGAATGGCGCAAAACTTAGATGACGCATACAACAAAGCATTACGCCTAGACGAAGCTCTGTCTGGCAAGCTACAGCAAAGCCAACAAGCTAAAGCTGAAGCAGCTAAACGAGAATCGGCTAACAAAGCAGCGAAATCTGCTCGGGCGGCAGCGGTCAGCGTTAAAAGCTCTACACCCGGAGTGAACACGGCTACCAAAGCGCAAGATAGACGTTCATTATTGGCTGAACAAATAGACAGCCTTAACGAACGCTTTTGATAACCTAATTGGAGAGTAATTATGGCATTTGCCAACTCATCGATCAGCGACATCATTGCGACTAACATTCAAAGCCGCACTGGTGAGCTTGCTGACAACGTAACAAATAACAATGCACTTTTGCGTCGCCTTAAAGAACGTGGCAATGTAAAGACGTTTTCTGGCGGTAACGTAATTTTGCAAGAAATTATGTACACCGACAGCGCAACCGACAACACTAACTCGTACTCTGGCTACGAAGTGCTGAACGTATCGCAGAACAGCCCAATTTCGGCTGCTCAGTTTTCGATCACTCAGTACGCTGCTGCTGTCTCTATCTCTGGCTTGGAAATGATCCAAAACAGCGGTAAAGAAGCAATCATCGACTTGCTTGATGGTCGTATGCAAGTGGCTGAAGCTCAGTTGGCGAACCGTATCTCGCAGGATATTTATCTTGACGGTACTGGTAACAGCGGTAAGAACATCACTGGTTTGGGCGCAGCAGTTCCTGACGCACCTTCGACTGGTACTTACGGTGGCATTAATCGTGCTACTTGGTCGTTCTGGCGCTCTGTTGCTTACTCTGGCGTAACTAATGGCACTGCTGCGGTTTCGGCTTCCAACATCCAAAAATACATGGATTCGGTTGCTGTTCAGTTGATTCGTGGAACAGACAAGCCTGACTTGATCGTTTGCGACAACAACTACTACAGCCTGTATCTTCAGTCGTTGCAAGCAATTCAGCGTATTACTGACGGTGGTAACTCTGGCGTTGGTGCTGGTTTTGCAAGCCTGAAGTATTACGGCGCTGGTATGGCTTCTGACGTTGTGCTTGACGGTGGTATCGGTAACGATGCAACTGCTAACCATATGTGGTTCTTGAACACCAAGTACATGATGTTCCGTCCACACGTTGATCGCAACTTCGTGCCAATCGGCGGCGAACGCCAAGCTGTTAACCAAGACGCTATCGTGAAGCTAATCGGCTGGGCCGGGAACCTCACATCGTCTGGCCCACAGTTTAACGGCGTGTTGATTGCCTAATTAACATAAAAGGAAACTATCATGGCTTATTCAGTCTCGCCAGTCATCGGTGCTACCCTAACTAGCACCGTTACCACTAACCCAAACTCTGCTGGAGTTGCAATTCCAACGGAAGGCCCTCTCGGTCTGCAAGTGTTTGGTTCGGATGGTAAGTTGTATGTGTTGGCAAAAGCTAACGCAAGCATTGCTGCTTCTGACGCAGATTGCTCAGTTGACCCAGCCACGTTCTTGGCTACTGCTTCTGGTGGTTCTTACACCAGCCCAGCAGTTGCTTTGGTGTCGGGTGACTTTGCATGGTTTAGCAAAGCATCGGTGTAAAGTAGTCGGGGGGTTGGGCAACCTTCCCCCCATTTTTATCTAACGGGAGAAGATTTTGGGACTAGATAGCGATATTCGTAATGCAGACTCGCAATTGTTTGTTGAGTTTTATACGTTTGAACACCCTAGTACGGATGTGCAAAAACCGTATCAAGGCGTTCCTTTTGTTAGAATCGTAGTGCCGGGTGATAAGACAAACGTAGTTGAGCAACCTGTTCGTGAAAGTCATAAACAGAGGTTTCCTCGTCAATGGCTGCACTTTCAAATGCAAAACAGCGACGCACAAATGATTGGCACTCCGTTGAAAGATTGGCACTTGGCTCGTCCGGGTGAGTTCAATCAGATGCAGTTAGAAGAATTGAGTATTTTGAAGTTTCAGACTGTTGAGCAAGTAGCTACTGCTTCAGATATGCAGCTTCAAAAGGTCGGTATGGGCGCAGCAGGTTTGCGTGATAAAGCTCGAAGTTTCTTATTGAACAAAAACCAGTCTGAAAGCCAAGTCGAAATTGAAAACACGAAGCAAGAGTTAGCTGAACTTAAAGAGCAACTTGCTGCGTTCATGGCTGAGAAAAAGGCTGGTAGACCGAAGAAAGAGGAATAAATGTCCACAATGCTGCAATTGGTCACGCAAGTGACAAACGAGCTAGGCGTATCAACACCAGCTTCTGTAGCGGGTAACACAAATCAGGACGTTATCCAAATCTTAGCTCTGATGAACGCATCGGGCTACGAGCTACTAAAGAAAGGCGATTGGCGCAGAATCACAAAGCAGCATTTATTCACAACGGCATTCACCAACACAACTGGCGATGTCGCTCTTAATACCTACACAATCACTAACATCCCAAGCACCGCTGGATTTGATACAACGTATCAGGTAACAGGAAACGGGCTTGGGAACGCTACATATATCGTAAGCGTTGATTCAGCTACGCAAGTCACAGTCAATCAACCAGCTACGGGCAACTTTGTCGGCACTGACTTGTGCTTTATGAAAGTAAAGTATCCGTTGCCTGCTGACTACGATTCGACAGTTCCTCGCACTCATTGGGACAAGTCAAAGCATTGGGAGATGTTAGGCCCAACCGACGCTCAGCAATGGGAATGGCTGCTTTCTGGGTATATCTCGACTGGCCCTCGCATTCGGTGGCGCTTGTTGGGCAACACGTTTCAAATATGGCCCGGTGTCTCAACCAATGAGCTACTAGGCTACGAATACCGCTCGCAAGCATGGGCAGAGGCGGCAGACGGTACAGCAAAGAACTCGTTTACAGCGGATTCTGACACTTGTATTTATCCTGATCGCCTAATGGTGTTGTCTACAAAGCTGAAGTATTTTGAGGCTAAGGGCTTCGATACAACAGCGATGTACCGCAATTACATGACAGAGCTAGAGACAATACTGGCTCAGGACATGAGCGCTGCAAACCTGTCGTTTGCGCCAAGACCGGGCACAGTGCTGATTGGCTACGACAACATTCCTGACACCGGATACGGCCCGAACTAACATGGCTACACGCAGAGGCATCAATCAGCTAGTTCAAGGCACTGCTGCAAAAGTAGCTTCACTTCCTTCGCCTATCGGTGGCTGGAACGTGCGGGACTCGATTGCCAACATGGATGTGCTTGACGCTGTCCAGTTGACCAATTTGTTTCCGTCTGTGAATAACGTGGTGCTTAGACCCGGCTACACGAAACACGCCACAGGGTTGCCCGGTCAGGTGCAGACTCTTTTAGGCTATTCGTCAGGCACAACAAACAAGCTATTTGCTGCGGCTGGTACAGCGTTTTATGATGTGACCTCATCGGGTGCTGTAGGCGCACCAGTTGTCACTGCGCTGTCTAACGCTAAGTGGGAATATGTCAACGTCACAACCCCTGCTGGCGGCTATCTATACGCCGTAAACGGCTCAGATTTGCCTTTGCTTTATAACGGCAGCACATGGACAAACCCTGCAATTACAGGCGTTACTCCTCAGTCGTTAAACAACATCACGACATTTAAGAATCAGGTTTGGTTCACGCAAAACGACACGCTAAAAGCATGGTATTTGCCAACTTTAAGCATTGCAGGTGCAGCAAATTATATTGACATGAGTTCAGTCGCTCAATTGGGTGGCAAACTTGTATCTGTTGGAACTTGGACAATTGACGCAGGTTATGGCGTAGATGATAACTTAGTGTTTATTACGTCTAACGGCGAAGTAATTGTTTATGCAGGCACTGACCCCTCCGACACTACGAAATGGGCGCTAATTGGCGTATGGCGTGTCGGTAAGCCTGTTGGCAAGCGTTGCATGATTAAGTACGGCGGCGATATTGTCATTTTGACATTTAACGGTGTCTACCCACTTGCTGCGAGCTTACAGTCCTCACGCTTAGACCCTCGTATTGCGTTGTCTGACAAGATTCAGGGTGCATTCCAAGCTGCAACACAGGCTTATGGCGATACGTTTGGCTGGCAGATGATATTTGACCCCAAGCACAACGCTTTAAGCGTAAACGTGCCCACTGCATTAGGTCAGCAACAGCAATATGTAATGAACAACATCACAAAAGCGTGGTGTAACTTCACTGGCTGGGCTGCTAATTGTTGGGAAATTTTCCAAAACGAACCATATTTCGGTGCAAATGGCTATGTTGCACACGCTTGGGACGATACTTACGCTGATGACGGTGCAAACATCAACAGCAACGCATTTCAAGCGTTTAACTATTTTGAATCTCGTGGCGTAAAAAAGTATTTCACACGAGCTAGACCTAGTTTGTTCACGAATGGCGTTCCAGCAATATTTATCGGCATAAACGTCGATTTTGACTTACAAGACACGACTGCATCACTAGCGTTTTCGCCTAGCAACTTTGGGTTGTGGGACACAGCGCTCTGGGATGATTCGTATTGGGGCACAGAAAACATTATCACTAACAACTGGCAAGGCATCACAGGTATTGGGTATTGTGGGTCTACTCAATTTAAGTCAGCTTCACAAGGAACGACTATCTTGTGGGCATCAACCGACATTGTGTACCAAACCGGATGGGCTGGAATATAGTCCAAGGCGCTGAAATCGGCGCTTGGGTTGCGGATCGAATTGCAGGTAAGTTTTACTCTGAGACGAGTAGCGCTATCGGACTTGAGAAAGATGGCGCAGTCGTTGCAGGCGTGATTTACGAGAATTGGAATCGAGCATCAATTTTCTGTCACATAGCGATTGAAGCAAGGCTAACAAAAGCGTATTTAAAAGCGATTTTTGATTACCCATTTAATGTTTGCAATGTAAAGAAAATTATCGTTCCAGTGGTATCTAATCACGTTAAAAGTATAAAATTAGTGACAAATATGGGTTTTACCGAAGAAGCTAGAATCGTTGATGGTTCGCAAGACGGTGACATTATATTTTTGACAATGACAAGAGAAAATTGTCGATTTTTAGGGGTTCGTTATGGGTAAGTCGGTTAGTACGCCACCAGTGCCAGATTACATGGCTCTTGCAAAACAGCAAGGACAAGAGAATTTGAAAGCGTCTGAGGCTAGTTCACGACTGAGCAACCCAAACATGATTACACCGTTTGGGACGCAGACCATTACTTATGGCGCACCTACATTTGACGAAGCTGGGTACAACAAAGCACTGCAAGAGTATCAAAAAGCACCCACTGTTGATCGAAGTCAGTTTTATCAAACAGGTGGTGGTTCTGGTGACTCAGGTTCTGATTACACATATTTTGATCAAGCAGCGTATGACAAGGCATTAAAGTCACGAGGTGCAGCGCCTGATCGCAATGCGTTTATGACTAATGTAGGCGCTCCAACAGTTACACAACAGTTGACTCCAGCAGCACAAGCAACGCTAGAGGCACAACAACGTGTACAACAGCGTTTAGCAGAGCTTGGCGGCACTGCAATGGATAACGTGCAAGCTACGTTGTCAACGCCATTTGTACCAACATCGACTGAAATCAGAAAAGATTTTGGTGGGTACGGTGAAGTTCCAGACGCTGCTGATTACATGGCAAGAACAGAAGTGCCGTTACAGTATTCAATTGATACTAGCGGCGCAGCAGCAATGCCAATCAATGCAGGAACTACGGCTCAAGAATTGATCTCGCAGCGTTTAAATCCTACTTTGCAAGCTGGCGATGTTTCTTTTAGGCAGCAACTTGCAAATCAAGGTCTAGCGCCCGGAACAGAAGCCTACGACAAAGCGTTTCGCAATCGTGAGATGAGCAAAAACGATTTGTACAACCAAGCTGCGTTGCAAGGCATCAACCTTGATATGGCAGCTCGTCAACAATCTGTTAATGAATTACTTGGACTTGGAACATTTGCAAACCAAGCGCAATTGGCAGGTGCTGGATTGTATAACTCAGCAATGGGTCAAAACTTTGGTCAAGGCATTCAGGGTCAAAGCCTTGGATACAACCAAGCGCTTAACAAAGCACAGTTTCAGAAGAGCTTGCTGCAATTATGGGTGGCTCACAGATTCAGCTTCCACAGTTCTCAGGTTATCAGCCTGTCAACGTAGCAGCTTCGCCTACATTTAATGCAGCGCAAGCGCAGTATCAAGGTCAGCTAGGTCAAGCAAACGCTCAAAATGCTGCTAACTCGCAATTGACGCAAGGTTTGTTCCAGTTAGGAGGCGCTGCGTTGTTAGCGCCAACAGGAACATTTGGCGGTTTGTTTGGAATGGCTAAATAATTACAGGATAAATTGACATGGCTGTTATAAACCCAACCGCACAAATGAACCCTATGTCTGCAATGTATGGGCCTGATGTTACTCAGCAACAATATCAGCTTCAGCAAAATCAGCGGTATGCGGATATTTTGATGCAGCAAGCGTTACAAGAGCAGCCACAAGGTCAAATGGTGTCTGGTCATTATGTGCCACCAAGCCCAGTTCAAGGCCTTGGGCAATTGCTAAAAGCATATATTGCTCGTAAATCTACAGATTTAATTCCTGAACGTCAGTCAAAACTTGACATGGCGCAAGATGAACAATTAAGAAGAATGGTTGGAATGGGTGGCGGCACAACCGCACCACAAGCACGAGACATGGCTTTGGCTGGCGGCGCTATGCAAGGCGATGTTGGGCCAACTAACACAAACGCAGTTCGTATGCAAAATGTTCAAACGGGTCAAGGTTCTGCTGTGCCGTTAATTAGCGAAAACCCAATGTTGACATACACAACTTTGCGGTATGGTGGCCCACAAGCGTATGCAAAAGCACTTGTTGATCAACAAATGCCAACAAGCGAATTGAAAACTCTTATTGCGGCTGGATTTAGACCCGGAACACCTGAATTCCAACGTGCGGCAAGTCAGCTTGCAAACAAAAATGCTTACATTGCGCCTACTGTCGTTAGTGAAGGCGGCTCACTTGTACCTGCTGGCGCAAACAGACCTACGTTTATTGCTCCAAAAGGCGGGATACAAATTAATCCTCAAACTTTGCAGTCAAGCGTATTGCCGGGTTACACGCAATCAGTTGGCGCAATTAACCAAGCGCAAGCATATGGCACAGGGTTAGGGGGGGCGCAAACAACTCCAGCAACAAGGCTTGATCCTTTAGGCAGGCAAATTGCAACTACGCAAGCAGCAAATATGGGACTTCCAACACAAGGGACGGGTGCGCCACAAGCAGGTGGTCAACCAGTTGTTACAGCAGAAAACCCTGTTGTTGTAAGTGCTGGAACAAAATTAAATGATCAATGGATTACAGGCGAACTTGAGCCAGCTCGTGTTGCAGGTGATGCAGCAAAAAATGCTATGGATAACATTCGAGTGTTAAAAAGTATTGATTTGACAACCGGATTTGGCACTGACGCACAAAAAACCGCTGCAAGTATTTTGGCTACATTTGGAATAAAAGACGCAGCGAAATTTGCTACAAATGCACAAGTGTTTGAATCCAAGGTTTACGAAAGTTTGGTTGATACCCTCAGCAAGCAGAAAGGGCCGCAAACTGACAAAGACTTTACAAACCTACAGAAAACATACGCAAACCTCAAAAATACACCTCAAGCCAACCAGTTCTTGCTTGATGTTGCTGAAGCCAAAGCTATGCAAGATCAGCGTAAATCTGGTTATTATCAAAAAGCAGCTTCAATGCCTGAAGTGCGTAGCAATTTGTCTGCCATTACAAACGAATGGGGCAAGGTTGCTGGTTCAATATTTGAAATTCCGCTTACGGATCGTGCTGGTAACACTTACACATTGGCTCAAAAATACGGTATTCGTTAATGGAAAACCAAGCCAATCCTGCTGTTGCTAACTTATTGCCTGTACTAGACAATCCTAATGTCCGTAGCTTTTTGGACATGATTTCTGCGGCAGAAGGCACTACTAAACACGGCTATAACACGCTGTTTGGTGGCGGCAAAGTTGAATCATTGGCTGACCATCCTAGACAGCTATTTGACTTTACTGAGACAACTGGCAGACCCAACAAGACAACGGCAGCAGGTCGTTATCAGTTTCTGTCGAATACATGGGATGAGCAAGCAAAAAAGTTAGGCTTACCTGATTTTGGTGAACGTAGTCAAGACTTGGCTGCTGTGAACCTACTGCAAGAGCGTGGGATTCTTCCTGATGTGTTGCAAGGCAATTGGGAATCTGCGGTAAAAAAGTCTGGGCCAATCTGGGCAAGTTTGCCATCAAGCCCGTACCCACAGCCTCGTCAATCAAATGAGTTTGTGATGGGCAAACTGAATCCAAATAGAATGTATGCACAAACAACAACGTCTGATGCGAACCCACCTATGGCTAACTCAAGAAACAATCCGTTTGAAGCGCTAAACGAAGAATTCAGACTTGGTGCGCCTCAATCACAAACACGACAAGCAAACCCGTTTGAATCATTGAACGCAGAGTTTGCGTTAACGCCTGTTCAATCACAGGTTGCGCCTATTGAGCGAACTGAACCAAAAAAACAGCCAAGCACTAGCGATGCAATAATGAATTTGCTAAGTAGTGGTGGCAGACAGCTTGGTCTAACCGGACGTGCGGCTATTGAAGGCGTAGGCTCTGCGATTGGTGCGCCTACAGAACCTTTACGCATGGCAACTGAAGCTATTAGTCAACGGCTTGGTGGCCCGTCTGTAGCGTCTGCTGAGACTATTGCTCAAAGACTTGCTAACGCACTTGGCTTGCCAAAACCTATTGAAAAGTCTGTTATGGACAGCTCAGGGCAAGGCGAAAGGTTTGCATTTGACGTTGCAAAAACAGGATTTAGCGCTTTGCCAATAGTGTCAGGTGCACGAGCTGTAGCACCATTTACGGGTGGAAGAAGCCAAGCAGTATTGAATCAATTGTCTGCAAACCCTGCAATGCAAGCTATTTCTGCTGCTGGTGCTGGCGCAGGCGGAAGCGTTGCTCGTGAGTATGGCGCACCTCCAGAAATGGAATTGTTGGCAAGTATTCTAAGCGGCGTAGCTGCACCCACTGCGGCTGCACCTATTGGAAGCGGAATAAAAGCAGCAACAACGGCGCTAGGAAGTAAAGTTGCGCCTACACGATTTGGCGTACAACCTGCACAAGTTGATGAGTTAATCACTAATACGCTAGGTCGTTCGGGCTTTGATTTTGCCAAAGTGCCAGACCAAGTCAAAACAGCGTTGCGTAATGATGTTGCTAACGCTTTGCGTACTGGCGGCACATTTGACGAAGATGCAATGCGTAGATTGATCGACATTCGCATGATTCAGGGTGCGACACCGACAAAAGGCATGATTACGCTTGATCCACGTCAGGTAACGCTTGAGCAAAACCTTGCCAAATCAGGCATGAATACAACAGACCCTGATTTGCAACAGTTAGGTCAGATTCAAAACGCTAATAATCAAGCGCTAATTCGTGCGCTAAACGAGCGTGGCGCAGGTGATGTGCAAAGCCCATACTTGCTTGCAGCAGGTGAAGCAAACGTAGGAAAAATCACTGCTGCTGACGCTGCAAAACAAGCTCAAACTTCTGCTCTTTACAAAGCAGCGGAAAACACCGCTGGTGGAACTATTCCTCTTGATCGCTCAGGGTTAATCAATAACATTGATGCAGCTTTGTCTGCGAAAAACGCAAACGCATTCTTACCGCCAGAAATTAGAAACACGCTTAATTCAATTGCAAAAGGCGAAACAATAATTGAGGGCGTTAAATACCCAGTGCCATTTGATGTAAATGCGCTTGATAACTTAATGACCACAATTGCAACAGCCTCACGTTCAACTAAAGATGGAAACGTAAGAGGTGCGCTAAAAATCGTTCGTGACGCAATTGAGCAAACAGAACTAAAGCCAATTAAAGCTGATTTAGGCGGTGGTTTGGTAACTGCTGAAACAGGTGCAATACTTAGAGCTGCGGATGCTCAACCAAAAGAATTATTAGACGCTTTAAACAAAGCTAGAGCATCACATCGTGAGCGTATG